ATAGTAACTCTACGAGCAGGCTCGTCATCCCCTAAAAGTTCACTAGCTAAACGTTTTCCTAATGCGGCACCTATTTGATTTATAGAACCTGCAAATAATTCTTGTGTTTGAGGTGAAAAACCACTCATAAAGCTATCGTAACGTTCTGTTAGTGTAGGATTTAAAGTAGCGTCTAAAGAAGCTAAACCAGTTTCCTTCATTAAATCACCATCTATTTGCATAGGCATAGGGCTAGTACTATCGTATAAAGTTACGTCTTTAGTTTGTTTAAAATCGATGTCAGGAATTAAATCCATAATACCTGTTTTTTCAGGTCCTTTTGCAAATAAACTTGTTTTAAATTCTTCTAATTGTTTAGCATCTAAATCTAACAAACCACGTTCTTCATCAATTTTAGCTAAAAGTTCTTTTAAATTTAATTCACCGCCGTTAGCAGCATTTAACGCTCCCCCAACATACATTCCTGCGATACCGAATTGATCTAGATCAGCAGGGTTTACTCCTACGCCTTGTAACATAGCTAAAATATCTTCTTCTCCTACAGGTTTAGCAGGATCATCATAAGTAAACTCTCCAAATTCTTGTACTTGACTACCTTCTACAGGAGTAATTTCTGCATCAGGTCCAGGAGTTAAACTAGGTGCAGTGCCTCCTCCAATGGAAATTGATTCAGGAGCGTCAGGTTTACCAGCAATTTTGCTAGTAATAACGTTTGTTGCTACTCCTACAGCTACTGCTGTTGCTATTCCTGCAAAGGACATTAAAACTGCTCCATAATTTTATCTATTTGTTTTATATCGAAACCTTTTAATTTAAGTTCTGTAAAATCATCAACGACTACTTCATTTACTACGTCATCTACACTAATACAATCTGTTCTATGTACAGTTATAAAAGTACATTGTTCATGAATATAGAGTGCTCTTTTAGTTCCTGCTTCTGTTATACCGTGATGTGGTGCTTTTATACGTTCTACGCCTTTATCACTAAATATTGAGGCTTCGCCTGATAAAATGAAATAAGGGTGGTTTTTGGCGTGTATTTTAGTTGTTACTAATAAACCTTTAGGCATAACAATTTTACGTATATATTGACCGTCTGCAAAATTATGGCTAACAGCTCCTTCAGTTTCTCCTGTTATTTGTAAATTTAATTCTTGATTGTTGTTTTCAATACAATGTTTAGCAACAGCTTCTTCAAACTGTTTTATTTTGTTTTGAAACTCTAGCTTGTTTTTCTTATAATCAAAAAACTCACACGCTTCTTGGTAAGTTAGTTCTGGAGTTTTAATTAAACTTAAACTCATTATTTCCTCTGCGTTTATTAACGTATTAGCGAGTTAAAGCCCGTCTCGTAAGCTGCAGTTCAATACTGACAGTTCGATTATACTTCATACAGTATATATTTTTAAAGGTTTTTCTTTGCCTTTTACTTTTATAGGTTTTAATGGTTTTAAATGATAACCACACCTACTTTCCGTATTTTCACCTATTAAAATATCTACTCCTGCATCTTTTGTACCTGATTCTAACCTAGCCGCAGTATTTACCGCATCACCAATAGCAGTATAATCAAATCGTGAAGAAGAACCCATATTACCGATTACTGCTTCTCCTGTGTTTACTCCTATGCCTATGGCTACTGCAGGAAGTCCTTCCGCTTGGAGTTCTATATTAAGTTCAGCCATATTTTGCCAAATATCTTTAGCACAATCTACCGCTATTTGTTCATGATGTAATATATCTAAAGGAGCATTAAATATAGCCATCATAGCATCACCAATATATTTATCAACCATACCACCGTGTTTTTGTACTGCGGCTTGTTGAGCAGTAAGAGCTTTATTCATAATATAAGTTACTTTTTCTGGGGTTACGGCTTCTGATAAAGCGGTAAAACCTCGTACATCAGTAAATAAAAAAGTAGCGTACCTTTTTTCACCACCTAATTTTAATAACTCAGGGTTCTTTTGTAGTTGTTTTACTTGTCTAGGGTCTAGATAATGTTCGAATTGTTTTTTAATTTCTAAACGTAATTTATATTGTTCACGGAAACGTAAATAAAAAGCAATCGTTCCTGTTATAAATTCACTAATTAAAGTCCACGTTGTATCTATTAATAGTCCTTGTTGTATGGCATAATATCCTCCGATAGCGGTGCTAGACATAATAGCACTAAAACAAAGAACCCCTGCAGTAACGCCTAAGTTGCTCAACACAACCCAAACTAAAAGCAGGGATATAACTAATATTAAAACTTCAACGGCTAAACTGTAGTCGGGGATAAATGGACTATTTTCTACCAATATTGATTCTGCTAGTGCTGCTTGTACCTTGTGTGGTTCAAGTAATCCAACTGGGGTAGCTAACTGCGGCATTACGCCTTTAGCAGTAACGCCTACAAAAACAAATTTATTTTGTACGGCTAACTCTTGCAAATTAGTTTCTGGAGTATCTACCCAACTTACCCACTTACGTCCTAAACCATCCGTTTTAACGGCAGGTAAACCTTTTACCCGTACTTCTTCTATACCGTTCGTATTAGTCTTAATAACGTACGTATTAGCCCCTGTTAGAGCTTTTAGTACTTCGGTACCGAAAGCGGGTAACCACCCGTTAGGCGTCCTATATAGAAGCGGTATACGTCTAACTAAGTTATCTACGTCTACGGGAGCGGTAGCTATTCCTTCATTCGCTTTTAGTTCGGGTATATTTCTTATAGTACCTTGAGCTAAATAACCACCGTTACCTTCTCCCATAATAACAGTGCCTACGGTATCGGGGTATTCACCATTAGGATTTTCAAACAATGCTAATACCGAAGGAGCATAACTAAGAGCAGTTTTAAAATTACTATCACCACCAAAACGATCTTTATGAGGAAAACCAATAACCCAACCAACGCCTAACGCTCCTTGGTTTAATAATTCTACTTGTATTTCTGCTAATCTTTGTCTAGGAAAAGGATAACCACCTTCATTATCAACGTCTTCTTCGGTAATATTTAACACAACAAAATTACCTGAAGGTTCAGGAGTTTTAACAAACGTATCAAAAGTTTTTAATTTTAATATTTCTTGCGGAGCTAAACTAAAAACTAACGGCAAACTTAATACTGCTATAATTGCAATAATTTTTAAATATTTCACCCCGACCCCTGTCTAATATTTATTGTTGAATCACTACCACCGTTTACTTTAACTTCGTTCATAATACCGTCTTGTTCTAAAATTACCGTATAACTATTATCGCTATCAATATTTAAAGTAGCACCTTGTCCTACGGTTCTATTTAAACTTATTTGTGCTCCTGAAACTACTGTAGTAATTTGAGTTTTTGTATCTTGACCAATATTAGTGCCTTGAATAGTTGAAGACGTAGCTGATTGATCTAATTGATCATCGTCAGCTAAACTATCTAATTCATTTAAAATATTTAATAAATCTTCTAAAAAGTTTACGTTTAATGCGTCGTAATCTAATTCAGTGAAATCTAATTGTTCATCTTCTTTTAAATTTTCTTCGGCTAAATAATCAAAATCTAAATCGTTAAAATCTAAAATAGGGTCTTTTAATTCTTGTTTTTCCTCCTCCTCTACACGTACTGCTTTTTTAGGTGGCGTAACAATTAACATATTATCAATAAACTCTAACGACAAATCTAAAATTACAGGCGGGCTAGGACTAGCTTCTAATGTAGTAGTCGTAGTTGCTTGATATGCTTGATTTAAAATTACCTCACCCATAGCTGTAGTTACCGATATTTCTCCTGAAGGATTACCGAACTCATCAGGTAATAAAATAAATAAACTTTCGCCTGTATCGGGTTCTACCGTAATAGTAAAATCAGTACCACGAATCGCTACCGTAGCTGAATCGGTACGAATCGTCATATTTTCTTTAGGGATAGCACTAAATTTAGCTGTTACAAAACGAGCCGTACCTTTAGCAAAAGATAACGCTAATTTACTTTTAGTCGGATTAGGGTCGTAAATATATTCGTCAATAATTAACGTAGAATGTTCAGTTAATTTAACTTTACTATCATCAGCAAAACGTAAACCTAATCTACCTTGTTCGGTTTTAGCTTCATCGTTAGCTTGTAAATTAAATGCTACTACCGCTTTATAATCCTTATCGCGGCTTATTTGTCCGTAACCAGATACTTCTTCGATAGCTCCTATCTCAAGGGCAGCTAGTTGCTGTGCCTTGATCGTTTTGGATGATACAGAAAGTACCATTAGAACCATTAGAAATGACACGTAGCCAATCGTTATCGAGTGTTGAAGCTTGTGTAACATTTATAGCTCTAGAGCCTCCTGTATGGTTCAGGTGAAAATGACCGCCTTGATAACCATCGCCGTTATAATTGATAGTATTATCAGAACCATCAACGTTCATATAATTAGTAGCTAAGTCTACATCGATATCGGAATCAATAGTATTGTTTGAGCCGTTTATAATCCAATCTAAATCTAAGGTAGTTGCTATTGCTGCGGTGCCTTGGTCTAAAGACATATCGTTAGCCGTTCCCGTTACTGAAATATTTACGTTAGAACCGTCAGTAGAATAAGTATTAGTAGGGTCTGTTTGAATATCAAAAATATTACTAGAACCAGAAAATTCAAAGAACCCAATATAGTTATCGGCGTTGATATCTCCTTTAAATAAGTTACTAGAACCTATTTGATTAATATCTAAAGTCATGCTAGTTCCGTCTAAATCTAATGGTGTCATCGTCCCTGCTACTGCTGAAGCTCCACCGATTAAGTTACCCGAACCTAATTGTTCTATATCGGCATTAAGCGTTGCACCTGATTGGTCAATAGATATTTCGTTATCTGCTGACCAAAGCACATTAGATAAAACTATTAATAAAATTAATTGTTTTTTCATTGTTTTAAACTCCAATAATCATATTGTATTCCTTCCATGATAGTTTTGTAAACCGCTGTTTCTATAGCTGCTTGTAGTGCTATGGTTACGCCTTCGTTTTCTACGTTACCGTTTTCTATTTCGATTAACCTAGTATTATCTTTTACAAAACGAAAAATATCTTCGTTAATACCTACACTTAAAATAGTTTTGGTCACCGTAACTTCGGTAAGTATTCGCCCCGTGAGTACAGAGACCGTGCGTAAACTTATTGTTACGGTATCTTGTCGGTATTCTTTACTTAACCCAATCCCTAATACTCTACCACCAGAACCGCCAGAACGTGTATTAGTTTCGTAACCAACCACTGCCCCTTCCATTAAAATACCTGCAAATAACAAAGGTTTTAGTTTTTGTTCTTCTTTAAAATCTTTTCTAGTACTACGGATTAATTGTCGTTCTTTTGTTAAATTATCTAAACCCACACGTTCTACTACTTCGAAAAAATTACCGTTGCTAGTATCTTTTAACGCTTTTATTAATAAAGCATAAGGAGCTTGAGTTACTGCCGTGCTAAAAGAAGCATAAGTACTATTACTTCTACGTTGTCCTGTTTGATCAGTGAACGCGGTAGGGTATACCGCCACTACAGGTTTTATATTAGGTAAACCTAAATTAGCTAAGTTTTCATTAATAACTTCAGAAACTTCAGCAAATCTTGAAGGTTGTAAGTTTTCAATAGCTTGTTCTGTTTGTAATAAAGTACAACTAGAAAGTAAAACTATCAAGAGGAAAAGTAATAATTGTTTCGCCGCCGTCGGCATCAGTGATAGTAAGTGTAATCGTAGTATCATCAGAGACATAGTCTATCTTGTTTCCTTCTAGTTCAATAGTACCTGCGGTAGAAGACGTTTCGCCAAATAAATTATCTACTAATTGTTGTGATAATTTAGCATATACTCTAGATTCTAAATTTCTAATAAAACGAGCTAAAGTGCTATTATTTAAATCTCGTTCTGCTTCATCAGCAGCAGCTTTTAACGCATCAGTAATACTTTGTTTTCTAGTATTTTCTTGGTTTTCTATCGTTAAATAATGTGCTGAAGTTGCTATTCCTGAAAAACTAGGACTTTTAAAAGTAAATTTCATTTCATCGGCTTGGCTAAAAGAAGAATAAATTATTGTAAAAATAATAAAAAACATGCCTGTTAAAGCAAAAATATTTTCGAACGCTATTTCATTCTTCGTCTTCTTTCGGCTCTTCATCTTTTAACTCCCGTAATTCAATCACGGTATCTAGTTTCTGTTGTAATCTTATTAAATCGTTATCTAACATACGCACTCGATCAATTAAAGCAATTAAGGTAACGTTTGCGTCTGCTAATTTAGCTTTTATATTTTTAGTAATAAAGTTCCAGATATAATAAAGAATATATAGTAACCCAACGGTAGCTACTATTGGAAAACCGTACTCACTAATAATTACTGCAATATTATCCATTAATCTCTACGAGCGTCGTTTTTACCGTCTGCTCTAGCAATACGTTCTAAATCAGGTCTTATACCTAAAACCGAACACATAGTTGCATCAACCCGAATCATATCGTGATTCATAGTTTTTACTCGATTATCTAACGCTGTAACGATATTATGAATACCGTCTACTTGAGCAACAACACTTTCTAAAATATATTTAACGGTGAGAAAAATAAAAAATCCACCTAATAGTGACATAGCTATAGGAAAACCAACTTCAGCTATTAATGTAAAATAGGTTTGCATTCTTCTAAATCCTCAACTGATATTATCCCGTCTAACATACCTACTACTATTACGCCATAGCTTTCTGCTTGTTCTTCTGCGTCTTCAAAAGATTCGGCAACTATATTAGGACCTTCGTGAATAGTTCCTTTAAATCTAAATTCTGTAAGAAATATTTTTAAAGACATTAATCACCGCCTTTAAAGTTTTTACTTTGCCCTGAAGTGCCAGCGTAAATACCAAAGACTGCCGCCATCGCCCCTACTACTATTGATACTAACGCTGATTGTTCTAAGTTTGGTTCGGGTAGTTCCATAAACCAAATAACAACTTTGTAAAGGAGTACGATATAAACACTTACAAAAATTCTAGGAAAGATACGCCAAGCATCTATAGTTTTAGCTAAATGTACCCATTTTTGAAAAGGATTTGTTCCTGTGTTATTAGGCGTAACGTCTATATCTAATTCTAATTTCTTTTTTATTGGTTCTTCTTTAGTAACAATAATATTATCTTCTATAACTTTTTCTTCCATATTAAACCTCTACTGGAGTAAACACACCTAACTCAATAAGTTTAGCTCTGTTAAGTAAATGAGTTTCCTCTACTTCTTCTTTGTTTTGTCCATAATATGCTACGGCATAATATTGTTCTACCATAGTTTTATTTATATCTATTCCATCACAAACTACGGTGCCTAATACTCTACCGTATTTACCACGGGAATCTTTTAATTCTGTTCTAATAACTACTTGCTCTGCAGTATTTATAGCGTTTTGTAAAAATGCTGCAGCTAATTTACCTCTAGCTTTTTCGTCTTTATTTCTAGTTCTAGATTCTGGAGTGTCTATAGCGTATAACCTAACTCTACTTTTAAAAGAAACATCAAAACCTAAATCTAAAATTACGTCTATAGTATCTCCATCAACAACACGTTCTACTGTACAACTATATTCATACATTTTAACCTCGTTTTTTAGTAGTTGACCTAGCTTGTTTAAAATTCTTTTTAGTCGGTGCCCCTTTTGATCCTGGCTTACGCATACGTTCTTTACTGCCTGCTTTTATACGTTTACGTTTAGCATGTATATTCGCCCACAATCCTGGACGTTTACTTTTACCTTTTTTACTATGTTTTGGCATTTAACACTTCCATCTTTTTCTTGCTTGTCTCAACCTAGAATTAGGATTTTTTGCGGCTTTCGGAAACTTTTTCATTTGTCCTGCTGACCTAGCACAAAATGATTTACGACGTTTAGCGGCTTTACTGCCTTTTTTAACTTTACCTGTAACCGCAGTTTTTAATTTACTTCCAGGATTCATACGTCTATACGCTTTTACTCCTGCTGCCGTCATGCCCGCACCTTTTTTAGTCGCTCTAAAATTCTTTTTATTACGTTTAGGCATTTTTGCCTTTTTTCTAGGCACGTCTTTTTCTCCTTTTTGTAGTAGTTTTCTTTTTAGCAAACGTTCTTACGTTAGTAGGTTTGCCTCCTGGATTACCTGCTGCTCTTTTTCTTTTAACCGCACTACGTCTTTGTGCTGCAGTCATACGTTTAGCTTTAGCTCTAGGTACGCATTTAGGATATTTTCTTTTAGATTTACCTTTAGCGGATTTACGTCCACATTTTTGAAACTTACCTTTTTTCTTAGGAGCACCAATATCTACCCAATCACCTTTAGGTCCTTTACCAAACCATTCGGATAAACCGCCTTTAGGTTTAGCCACTTTTTTTCCTCGCTTTTCTAATCGCTTCTTTACCGCGTTTAAAAATACTAGCTACTTGTGTTTTACCCATAACTTTAGCTCGTTGCTCACCAACAGTAAGTATTTGTATTTTTCTAGCAAAAGGTTTTTTAACTTTTTTAACTTTAGCCACTGTTGCTCTAGCATCAGCAGGTGTTGCAAACTTAATTCTAACCGTGTCTTTTGGATTTTCATCAGTGTATAACCTTCTACCAGAACCTTTTGGTTTTTTACCTGTGCCTTTTTTCGGGTCGCGTTTTTTCTTAGGCATTACCTATAACCACCACCACGTTTTTTATACGTTCTTACTAACCAACCGTTAGCATAAGCACTTGGGTAAACTTTAAATTTACGTTTAGCTTCGGCTTTTACTCTCGCGTATAATGCAGGATTAGTTGGCGTAGCTCCTTTTTTCTTTTTAGTAGTTTTCTTTTTCTTTTTAGCCGCCATAATTTATTTCTTCTTTTTAATTGGTTTTCTTTTAGTTACTTTTTTTGCTGAACTATATCTAGTTTTTTGATCTTTATTAATCTTTTCTAGTTTTTTAGCTTGTTCTGCGTGTAACTTACTAGCTTTTTTTAACGCTTTTACAATCTCATTTAAATCTTTAGTGTAATGTGGCATTTTAATCTTCGTATAAATTATTAAATGTAATAGCAGGGTCTAGATAACTTTCATGACCTTCTGCTGAATGAACCCACTGAGAGGGTTTAAAATCAGGTGCTCCATCACCAGTTACCCATAAAGCAGGGCTAGTAGCTCTTACTCTGTTATTAGGTAAAGCAACAAAATTACCTTTCCATTTACAATCTTCAGTTATATATAAAACATGGGATTGTTTATGTTGAGCAGGATCATCAGCAATATCGCTATCGGTATAATCTACGGTAAACATATAACGTCCTGTATAAAATTCACCGTCTATTTTACAAAGCCAAGGACTAGAACTAACTCTATCCATAATAACTACTGAGTGTTCTCTTGATTCACAATCCCAAGGTTGAGCAATATGATCTTCCATAGGTTCTGGAAAGTCTTCACTAGGGATGTCAGCAACTAATGCTTGTATTGGCATTCTAGCCCACATAGCACCACCGTGAATATTACCTTCGTCATTATCTTCACAATTAGCTTCTTCGCCAGTAAAAACTACTTGAAAACTTAACGATCTGTCGGGAATAGTAGTAACCGCTATCGCTAGTGCATGAATATACTCATCTTGGTATTCTTCATGATTCTTAGTAAATTCTCGTCTGACCCAACATTTAAAATGTGGGATATTACTAATTAAATAAGACATAGCTTATTTCTTTTTCTTTTTAGTAGTTTTACGTTTTTTAGACCTTCTTTTTACTGAACCACCCTTAGACATTTTTCTGAGAGAACCGCCTTTAGACATTTTTCTCATCATACCGCCCTTACTTCTTTTACTTTTGTGCATTGGCATAATTAACCTCCTTTTAGTACACGTTTTTGTAATCTTACTGCTCTTTGTCCGACTTGTGTAGCCCAACGACTATCCATCATCTCCGTAGCAGCAAGTTCCCAGTCTTGTTTAGATAAAGCACCTAAAAAATTTTTAAATTTTTTTAATCGTGTAATACCTAAATTAAAACACATATTAGCTAACACTAATTGTAGATCGTCTGGTAACTCACGCCACCAAGACAGACTTCTATCTAACTCTTTAAAAACTATTTCTATATCGTTTTTAAAACACTCGTTAATTCTTTTTGTTGATATTTTTGTTCCCACAGGTTTGCCCCATTCTTTATCTTGATCAGTTATTAAATGACCAATACCAAAAGTGTGATATCCTAGATGATCTAAATAAATTTCGTTTATACATCCCTCATCTAGTTTTAATTCTTTTCTAAGTTTTTCTATATCCATAATCAACCTATAGGTATAGTTGTAGCTCCTGCTAAAGAAACTGTTACTTTACCAAGTGCCGTTGTACCTTGTGTACCTTTTTCTGTACCTGTATAAATATCAACCCATTGTTCTCCTGTCCAAAGTTGTATTTGGTTTGTTGATAAATTCCAAATTAAATCTCCCGTTCTAAAACTTGTAGAATTTCTTTGTGTTTCCGTAAAATTATTAGTAGAACCTATATCTACTTTATTTAAACTAAGTTCTAAAACTCTAACTAATCTATTAAATAGTTCTGGAGATAATTCATTTTGAGCGAACGGTAATTTAGTTTCTAATATTTTAGCCATTATCTTTTGCCGTCAGGTTGTATTTCAATACGAGTAGCTCCTAATCTAAAACCTACTCCTAAAACTGTAGTATCGGTATCATCAGATTGTACTCTTAACGCAGCTTGTCTTCCTCTAACTCGGGTATCTATTTTAGTAGTCGTTGAAGTACACGCTCCTGTTACTCCCGTTGTTAAGCTCTCTCCTGGGAAATTTCTCTTTTTTAAAACTAAATCTACTTTTTGTCCTGTTGCTCCTGTGCTTCCTGTGCCATTAAAAGTTACATCAGGTATTATTCTACTTATAAATTGAAACTCCTCTCCCTCACCTAAATCGAAATCACTAGATTCTATAAACACGTTAGTCATTGCTGTGCCATCATCATCATTACCGCTTTCTTGGTCATATAAATAATTAGAAGATGTTGCTTTAGGTTGAGCAAAGACTCCTTCGTCTAACCATGCTGTTCTAGAAAGCTCGCCTATCATCCAAACATTTTCTTCGTAATTATACGTTACGTATTTATCTATTACCGTAGCATCTGCTGAACAGTAAAACCAACCAACTTCACTAAAGGCTTTATTTAAAAAACCAAATATTTGATAACTTTGTGTTTGATTTATATTACTAAATACGTGTTCTTCTACTAAACAAGGTAATTTTTGTACTGCTCCTGAGTAAGTATAAAAACCTTTTTTATCCATCCAAAAAACCCCTTTAGGAGAATTTATCATAGCATTAGGACCTACTAAACCTACGCCTTCATTTACTAAATTTACACCAAAAGTAAACGGTTGTCCAATAAATGTTATAGAATATAAAGCCGTATCTGTCCAAACTAATATTTCTTGTCTTGCTCTAGTTGCTCCTACTATTTGTGAACCTGACGAAAGTCTTAATGAACCTGCGGTATTGGTTATTTTTGGCTCCCATTCAGCAACGTTTTCTTGATCACTAAAAGCTATAAACAGAGGGTCTATTTCCCCTGTTCTAGCGGTACCTGAAGCATTTAATGGGTCTGCTCCAAAACAAATAACGTGTCTATCTATATCAGAAACCATAGTTTGTAATGCTAACGTAGGTGGTAAATTAGCTCCTGCTAAATCACTTAAAGCTACTGCTCTAGTGTTTGTACCATTAGATTCATCC